CTAATGTTGTTTGTCGTGAGCAACTAGAAAAAGATATACCTCAAGAATGGTTTTCCTTTTTAGATTCGTTGCTTGGAGCGTTGGTTCGTGTAGGCATTGATGTTTCAAACAAGGAAAGAATTCAGCCGCTTATAGCAATAATGCTGTTTTATATTATTTGGACTAAAAAGGAAGGTATATTTTGTGATCATTTGCTTCCCGAAGTATATTCGAAAGTATATGGAGCAGCCGAATGCTAAATCAAGCAACAATGTTTCCATTTGACATCTATGTCATAGAGGAAAAAAACGAACACAAAGAAACAAGTAGTTTAATTGCCAATTCATTTGGTTTAAAGTTTACATTAGCAAATGGAATGAGAATTCTTGTTAAATTTTTATGCATGGGAAAAGAAGACTCAGAAGACTTTTTTAAGAACTTTATCTCTAAAAACAATAAAATATCTATTGGAGAACTCGATTCTAGATATGGCTTAAAAACTGATGATATACATCGAAATGTCATTTGTCCTGTATTGGATGCGATTATTCTAATCGCACAACCAAATGAAGTTGATATTGAGAGTTGGACGATAAAAAATACCGAAGTAACAAAAGCCACGATTCCGTTTTTGTATTTGTATTGCTATTGGTGCCTCGAAGAAAAGGTCTTACATTCAGAAAAATATCCAAACAACAGGATCTTACCAGAGGTATTTTCCAATACATTTAGAGAGGCAAACTAAATAGTGAAAACAAAAGACCTCGTAAAAGCACTACAGGAACTAGATCCCTCTGGAGAAACTGAATGTTTCGTGGAAAACCAAGACATATATTTTGCAGAACTATTGCCAGCGTATTACGACGGTTCCCCTTATGTTTTCGTTAGAGACAAGGCAAAAGAACCGTATTATGATGTTGTTGCCGCAAAATATCTTGGTAATGGGACAAAAATTCTATTACATACTTTGTCTTCATATTCTCTAATAGTCAACAATGAAGAGTTTGAATTTGATTACTCCGAATTAACAGAACTAAGACAACAATACTACAAAGACTTGATTGAACAAATAAGGTGTGAAGTTAAAAATGACAATACTAATCGTTGATGGATTCAATAATTTTATGAGAAATTTTGCGGCAAACCAAGCTGTCACCGCTTCTGGTGATCTTGTTGGTGGTGTCGTTGGGTTTATAAATACCCTTAAATGGGCCTATAAGGTCATACAGCCGAAGGAAATTATCGTGGTGTGGGAACAGGGCGGCGCGTCTCCAAGACGCAAATCAATCGATCCTGGATACAAATCTCATAGCCACAAACAAAGTGAAATAAAAGAATTTAATTCTTTCAGACAAGATGGGAGGCCAAATCCATTTTTCGATGAAGAAAACAAACCAAAGCAATTGAGTTTATTAATATCATTACTGGATTGCCTTCCAATATATCAAATATATGTTGAAAACACCGAGTGTGATGATATTATTGCTTATCTTGTTAAATCAAGATTGCAGCCTGATCCACAAAAAAAGATAATTTTATCTGGGGATAAAGATTTCTACCAACTGCTCACTGAACCATTGGTAGAAATTTACGACCCGCTTAAAAAACAGTTTATCGATAGAGAATATGTAAAAGAGCGTTTTGGAGTCATACCAGAAAATGTTTGCCTGTTGAGAACAATGATTGGAGACGAGTCGGATACCTTGCATGGTATTCATGGTCTCGGAGAGAAGACAGCAATAAAACTATTCCCAGAATTAGTCGATCAAGAGAAAGATGTTGCTTGGCTTAAAGAAACCGCGCAAACACTAGTAAACCAAACAAAAAAACCGAGTAAAGCATTATTATCACTCACCGAAAACTTTAGCACTGTTGAAAAAAATTGGAAGCTGATGTATCTTGGACTCTCAAGTTTATCAGCATCTCAGATTGATGATATAGATCGCCAATTAGAAACCAGAAACAACATTTTGAGAAAAATGGAATTTGTAAAGATTTTACATGCTGCAAAGATGCAACAAACACAAGAGTGGGATTTTTTCCTATCAGAATTAAAAAAATTAGTGCATCTAGAAAAAGCATAACAAGCTAACTCATTAGGTTATACCAATGTCTAGCTCAAGAGAAAAATCTCATTTTATCTGAGAATTTGCTACAATAAATTCATATTAATATACAACAAAGGAAGAAACGGGTTATATACATAAATGACTGACTCGCAAGGGAAATCTTTTTCTAGCGCCAACTGGAACGAAGCAATGCAAGAACGAATCATGCAAGCCATGATTGTTGACAAAGAATGGGCAGGAGGCTTTATTGAAGTATTTTCTCCTGATTTTTTTGACGATGTTAATCAACATCTAAAAGGAATTTCAAAACTATATGTAAGACATCATCAAAAATACAAAGAGTTTCCGTCTATTGAACTACTCGAATCGATGTCAGAAGAAGCGTTTACTCATGATAAACCTCTTTTAAATCGTATTCAGTCGTTTTTATCTTCTGTTCGTGCCAACGAACACCTTGGAGATTTATCTTATGCAAAAGAAAAATCTCTTGATTGGTGTAAAAAACAAAAGACTTTTCAGACTGTATTGGAAGCGACTCAATATATTGAGGAAGGTAATTATGATCTTGTTGTGCAGAAAATTAAAGAAGTTTCCTCGTACGGCATAACTCAATCTCAGGGATTAAATTACACTGAAGATTTCGATAGAAGATACTCAAAAGAAGCAAGAAATCCTGTATCAACGGGAATTCCTGAGCTTGATCAAAAAGTAATTCTAAACGGTGGACTTGCAGATAAAGAAATTGGAATCGTAGTGGCACCAACAAATCATGGCAAATCACACGTATTGATCCAATTTGGTGCAGAGGCGCTTTTACGCGGCAAAACAGTATTTCACTTCACAATGGAACTCCCAGAAGAATATGTGGGGTTAAGATACGATTCGTATCTAACAAAAATTGACTGTTCAGATCTTTCTGACAACAAAGAAATGGTCAGAGGAGAGATCGATAGACTTAAATCAGAAGGCATTCTTGGACATCTAATCATTAAAGAATATTCTGCTGGTGTTCCATCAGTTGGCACGCTAAGATCTTTTATTGAAAAGATGGCCTACAAGAATTACAAGCCAGATGTTATAATCGTAGATTATGCCGCCCTAATTCGAAGTGTCGAAAGACACGAGCACATGCGAATTGAGTTGCAACTTATTATTCGCGAACTAAAAGCAATGGCAAAAGAATTGCGTTGTCCTGTTTGGACAGCCCTTCAATCAAACAAAGAAGGTTCAAAAAATGGTGTTGTTGATGAAACAAACTTGGCGGAATCATATGCCCAGGCAGCAGAAGCAGATTTCATTATTGGCCTTTTTCAAAAGGCTGGTTATGGAACCTTACATGTTGCTAAAAACAGAATGGGTATTAAAGATAAAACATTTGCTATTTTCCTTGACACGGCAAAATCAACACTCCAAGTTTTACCAGATGAAGGCCCAGAAGAGAATGGCGAAACAGCAAAAGGAGCCGTTGTTAAAGCATCAACAGTTAATGTAAACAAATCCAAAGAGTATAAAGATTTTCTCAAAGAAAGACAACGAAAAATTAAAGAAATGGATGGAAACGTAAACGTTACATTCAACGAATAACATCTTACTTTTATTAAAGGAACAAAACAAGTAATGACAGATCACAAAGAAGAAAAAACAATTATAGATTCAAAGGGTTATATTGCAGACCCATATAAAAACTTTATTCATATAAGCCGTTATGCAAGATGGTTAGAAGATAAAGGGAGAAGAGAAAATTGGATTGAAACCGTAAAACGTTACATGTCGTTTATGACAAAACATTTAACCATTAATCATGGTTATAAAGCAGACGACCCAGTATTCCGAGAAATAGAGACTGCAATTATAGAGCATGAAATCATGCCCTCAATGCGTGCATTAATGGCTGCTGGTCCAGCAATGGAAAATGACAATATTGCTGCGTACAATTGCTCATTTATTGCGGTTGATTCATTAAGAGCCTTTGATGAAGCCATGTATGTTTTAATGAATGGCACTGGCGTTGGTTTTTCTGTCGATCAAGAGCACGTAAAAAATTTACCAGTCATTGCGGAAGAATTTGAACAAACAGAAACAACAATTGTTGTGGAAGATAGTAAAACTGGCTGGGCAAAGGCATACAAAGAGTTAATTTCACTATTAACAAACGGACAAATCCCAAAATGGGACATGCATAAAGTAAGACCAGCAGGGGCTCGTCTTAAAACCTTTGGAGGAAGAGCTTCTGGTCCAGAACCCCTAAAAGAATTATTTAGGTTTACCGTTCAAGTATTCAAGAATGCAAAAGGAAGAAGATTAAAATCAATTGAAGCACATGATATTATGTGCAAGATTGGAGAGGTTGTAGTTGTTGGTGGTGTTCGTCGCTCCGCTCTTATTTCACTTTCAAATCTCGATGATTTTGAAATG